CCTTTGCCCTTGACCTACCATTACCACCAACCAAAGGAAACCCGATGACAGACAAACAAAAGAAACACGGCCACTGGAACAGCAAAGAATACCGAGACAACAGAGCCGAACTACTACGAGACAACCCCCAGTGCTACATATGCGGCGCACCAGCTACTGAAGCAGACCACCTACTCGAATACGACAGAGGTGGCACACACGAACTGCATAACCTTGCACCCTCATGCAAACCATGCAACAGCAGAAGAGGACAGCGTTACGGCGAGATCAAGAAAAGAATTGTCAAAAATAAGACAGAACCCTTTTTTTCCACGAACACGGAAGCCCCCGAACCGCCTCTTGTAATCTCTCCTTACAAAGATTTAGCCGGAACTGGCGAGAACCAGCCGACATTACCGCAGGTCAGAGACTACTTTCCGAGATTGGAAACGTCTGGTCTGTCAAATCTGTCTTACGGCCCCCAAGTTGCTAAGTGGGCGGAGACGTACCAAAACATTTGTCTTTTTGAATGGCAGATTCATGCTTTGAGTGGACAACTTAGTCACGATGAAAATGGCGACCTTTTGTTTCGTGAATCTTTATGCAGTACTGCTAGACAGAACGGTAAGTCGGTTGGGCTTGGTGCGATGATCGGTTGGTGGTTGACGGACTTTGCAAAGATGCGTGGGACGCCTCAAAACATCTTGTCTGTGGCAAACCGTTTGGATCGTGCTGAGGCAATCTTTAACAGCCTGGCTCCTTTGCTTGTTGATTTGTTCGGCGCTAAAGCAATGAGAACTTTTGGTCGTAAGTCGGTGACAATGCCAGACGGGTCTATGTGGGAAGTCAGAGCTGCTAGTCCGAATTTGCATGGAGGGTCGTATGACCTAATCGTGGTGGACGAACTTTTCAACGTCTCCGATTCCTGTTTATCGGAAGCCCTGCGTCCTTCACAGATTGCTCGCAAGAATCCCTTGTTGAGTTGCTGGAGTACAGCTGGTGATGAGTCAAGTAAGGCCATGATCCATATGCGTGAAACGGCGATCTCAGAAATTGAACGAGGCGAGCGCACACGGCTCTATTTTGCTGAGTGGAGTATCGGCGATCGGGACTGGCGGAACCCTGAAAACTGGATTTACGCTAACCCTGCGTTGGGTAAGACGATCACGGTTGAGGCACTCCAGGCTGTATCTAAAAAAGAATCGTTCTTGCGTGCTCACTTAAATATGTGGGTCAGTAGTCGAGGCAGTTGGTTGGAGGAAGGCGTTTGGGCGTCCTGCAAAACTGATGACCCAATGCCTGCCGGCGGCGTGCTGGCCGTGGAAATGTCAATGGACACAAATCGTTATGTGGGCGTGAGATCGTCAATGTTTGATGGCATTGTGCACACTCATGTCGAGTTCATTGTTGATAACGAAACGGCGCTCTGGTCTGAGATTGATCGAGTGATGGAGGACAAGCTTGTTGCCCTGGCTATTACGCCGACGTTAGAAATCCATGCGCCTTTGCATTACCGTCGTCGCATGACTGTTGTCGGTCAGGCCGAAATGTTGAAGTGGACTGGCATTGCTCAAAAGATGATCATTGAGGGTCGTGTTAAGCACTCTGGTCAAGTCAGTTTGTCGGAACACATATTGCGAAGCATCCTTGTTAAAACTGGAATGGGCGTCATGATTTCTCACAAGTCGAGTCCAGGACCAATAGAACTTGCGAAGTGTGCAGTGTGGGGTATCGCTCTCTCTAGCAAATATCAGAATCGGGCTAAACCCATAATGGTTGTAAGGTGAACTAATATCGGCATCGTGTCGGCGGGTTCGTCGGGGACCCGTCGGCACTCCCCTGCAAAGGAAACCTAATGGGATTATTTAGCAAAAAAGAAGTGACAAAGGCGGCTATTAGTCCTATTCCTGAGGAATCGGTTGCAGCTGCAGTTGGCACCAATTACTACCGACAAAACAAAGCACCCAACACGATCGGCAGTTGGTATACGTACCAGTCTGGCTTGGCTCGTAATCGTGCCATTTCTGTTCCTGCGATTAGTCGAAGCCGTGACCTTATGGCCTCAGTTTTAGCAAGCATGGAATTAAAAATGTGTACCGAGATTTGGAACGGCAACGAGATGGAGACTGTGCCGTTGGCTCCTCGCACCTGGCTACGCCAACTTGATCCCGAAATGCCTAACTCGTTTTTGTTCCCATGGATTTTTGACGACCTGTTCTTTTTTGGTCGTTGCTTTCTCTACATCACCAGCCGAACAAAAGATGGTTACATGGCGTCCGCCACCCGTCTACCACAGGGCTCCATTGACACGGCCGACGCTGAGGGTCCAGTGTGGTTCGGTAAAAGCAAGGAAATCTATTTCAATGGTGGCGCTTTAGACCCTGCCGATGTTGTTCAGATTTACAGTCCTACGCAGGGCATGATTTACATGAGCGAACAAACCATCGCTACCGCTCTTAAATTGTGTGATGCCCGTTTCCGTAACGCAAGTTCAGCAATCCCAGCTGGCGTTCTGAAGCAGACTGGCGGAGAACCGTTGTCGGCTGAAGAGTTGGGTGCTTTGGCTGAAGCGTTTAACGAGGCTCGAAGCACTAACCAGACTGCAGCTCTTAACGAGTTTTTGACCTACACAGAAACGACAGCGACACCGGACAAAATGCTGTTGATTGATGCAGCCGAATACCAGTCAAAAGAGATCGCTAACTTGTGCAATGTACCCCCGTATTTATTGGGTATTTCTACTGGTTCATACGCTTACACAAACAGTGCTGGTGCTAAGTCGGACTTGTGGACATTCGGATTATCAATGTATGCACAAGCAATTTCGTCAGCCCTCAGCCAGCAACTTCCTCGAGGCACTTATGTTAAGTGGGATGTTGAGAAGTGGTTAGAGATTGACAGTTACATGGAAAAAGAAACTAAGACAGTTGAAGAAAACACTCAAGAGGAGTTGGCATGATCAGGTTTAGTTCAAACACTTTCGCTGTAGAAGCTGCAGGCCCTGACGGGCAGGATCGTCGTACCATCACTGGTGTCGCAGTTCCCTACAACACTTTCGCAACGGTTTCCGATGGCACAAACGTGCAGTTCGCTCCAGGCAGTTTGTCTGTTGAAGGCAAAGCACCGAAACTGTATATGTACCACGACTCAACGCAAGCAGTCGGTTTAGTGGCCGAGCGTGTTGACAGTCCAGAAGCGATGTATTTCACTGCACGAGTTTCTAATACTCGAGCAGGCGACGAGGCTTTAGTGCTCGCTTCCGACGGTGTCATTGACGCTGTATCTGTTGGCGTAAATCCGACAGAATTCAAGTACGACGATGCAGGCAACATGACAATCATGAAAGGCGACTGGGTCGAATTATCGCTAGTCCCACAGGGGGCATTTGCCGGTGCTACCATAAGTAAAGTTTCGGCGGAAGCGCCACAAGTCGAAGAACAAAAGGAAGAACCAAAAATGGAACTTAGCCCAATCGTTTCCGAGGAAGTCATTGTGCCTACCGCACCGATCTTTGCTCAGCCCAAGCGTGAGTTCGCTATGCCTAGCGCATCCGAAATGCTCGCCGCTTACCACACTGGTGGCGACACTTGGCACAAAGTGAACGATGCTTTCATTCAGGCTTCAAAGCGTAATCAGACTGCGATTCAAGCGGCAGCTGGCGACATTTTGACTTCTGACACGCCAGGCTTGCTCAGCGTCAGCGTTTTGGGTCCCGTGTTCCAGGACCTTAATTACGTCCGTCCAGTCGTTAACGCTTTTGGTGCTCGAGCCATGCCGAACACGCCAAGCCGTCAGTTCATCCGTCCGACCATCACGACACACACTTCAGCGGCCGTGCAATCAAATCAGCTTGACGCAGTGTCGGCCACCACAATGGTCGTTGCTTCAAACACGGTCACCAAGTCAACCGTTGCCGGTCAGGTCACCTTGTCACGCCAAGACATTGACTTCACCGATCCTGCAGCAATGCAAGTCGTGTTGAACGACCTCGCTGGTCAAGTGCTCATCAAGACTGACGACATTGCAGCTGACGCACTTGTTGCTGGCAAGACTGCATCAGGTTCAACTTGGACTGTCACGGACGCCGATCCGACTTCGTTGTTCAGCTCCTTGTACGACGCCGCTCGAGAAATCGCTGAAGATTCAAACTTCTTCCCCACTCACTTGTGCGTGTCGCCCGATGTATGGGAAAAGTTGGGCAAGCAGACCGATGCTGACAAGCGTCCAGTGTTTGGTTACAACGCCAACGGCATGATGACCACCAACTCAATTGGTAACGTCTCTGGTCTCCAGTACACCAGCATGAATGTTCTTGGTTTGAATGTCGTCGTTGACAACAACTTCGCTTCCGGAACCATGCTTGTGGTTTACGCACCAGGCTTTGAAATCTACGAATCAGGCCCGCAATTGTTGAGCCTTGACAACCCGAGCACACTTGGCAAGAACCTGAGTATCCACCAGTACTTTGCCACCTTCGTCGCTAAGTCGAGTTTCATTCAATCAATCACCATCGCCTAACTACTAGCCCGAAAGGCGGTTAGCCGATCATGGCTGTATACCAAGTCACATTCCACCAGCGGTTGGATAACTATGCGGTTGTCCAAACGCTGACGGAACCCGATGTTGCTGTTGGGCAGTCAATGACACTTGCTAGTTTGGGTCACTCGCTCAACGGCACTCATGTCATTTACGATCTGCCGAGTTACTACTTTCTTGGCGTTGACTCTGAAGGCGATCTTCTTTTTGATGTCAACCAACCGATCCCCAACCAAGTGTTGTTTTACAACGCTGGCAGTGATCTAGATCGAAGCTCCACAACTGCTGGAACTTTGACTTATACCGAAACTTGTACTTGGGTGACAGGCCCACAAATTGCGACATATCTCGGAATCACAACTAGCGGTGACGAGACAGCCTTTTTGGTGCAGGTCGCTGCAGCTGCGAACTCGTTCTGTTTTCGCCGACGTCAGGAGTCCGGATACACAGACCAATTGACTGTTACACCTGGTGGAGATGTAACGCTCGGAACGCTCATGTACGGTTCTGCTCTTTATCGTCAGCGTGGCAGTGTGGACCAGTTCGCATCATTCACAGATATGGCGTCAGCGCCCACTGTAGGGCTCTCAGGCATCGTCAAACAGTTGTTAGGCATCAACAGACCACAGGTCGCCTGAGATGGCTTACACGGACTTCCTGAACGAGGCGCTAGATGATCTGGTCACTACTCTCCAAACTATTTCGGGGCTTAGGGTTGTTAACGATCCTCGCAATATCGCTCCACCTTGCGCTTTTATTGATGCTCCGACCGTCGAGTCGTGGAACGGCAACATTGTCAAAATGACTTTCCCTGTGACCTTAATCAGTAACGGCCCTGGCAACCTTGACGCACTACGCCAGCTCCTGTCGCTCACTTCTCAACTGGTCACAAAAGATGTTGCGGTAATGAGTGCATCACCAAAAGTTGTTTCGGTTGGTGGCGCAGATTATGCCGGATACGAACTTCTCATCCCACTACAAGCACAGGATTCATGATGGACAGATATGTAATTACAAGTACTCGAGTCGGCGAAATCGGAACAGCGTTTGTTGCTGGACCGTCTGACG